TTTGAAATCATTTCCATGATGCGAGTTATACCTCCCATATCCGTATCTACTAAGTCGCAAAAAGATTGCAAATTATACGGACATTTTTCGCCTTTAGCTTTGTAGCCATATTCAACACCTGTAAAGGCTAATTCAAGAGCTAATAGAAGATCTTCTCCAAGTAGGGAAAGGTCACTAAGTTTTAGTTTCCTTTCCCTTAAAAATGTACCTAACACGAACATTCCAAATTTAATCGGAATAGTCGTGTTGGCGATTGTTATTGTTTTCATGCTAGGTAATTTTTATTAAGCTTTTGTAGTTTTAACGATTGCCCCTGTAATTTCAAATGATGCTGAATAGCTTGTATTTTCTTCTACACCTGCGTTTAAATCTAATGATGTACAAATGGCACTCATCGTAAACACATTATCTCCCACAACGTCAGTAGTAAATTTAATCGTTAATGCCGTACCTGCAATTAAATCTGCAAATAAGTCATCAAATAAATAATTAGTAGAAGCGTCACCTGGGCCCGCGTATAACGCTTCGGTAGAAAGTGTTCCCGATAACTGTCCTTTCTTTACTTCCCTCCATCCACCTGCAGGAGAATCCTTTGTAAGAATTTCCCTCATTGCAGATGAAACATTCATTTGGCACGATGTGGCGTATCCGATAGCTGTTGCATCTTTATAAAGCCTCATCAAAGTACCATTAATTATCCCTGTAGTTGGCATGGTTATTTATTTTTTTGTTTAGTAATATTTTCTTCTTCTGCTTCGTCTGCAAAATACGAGTTAGGCACTGGAATAGGAATGTAAACAGGATCGGGCTTTGATTCCTCTTTTTTAGGCATATCTTCTACTACAAAATCTTCATCAAGTAGCTCTGCTATACCATCTTTTATCATTTGTTCTCCGTACTCTGAAAGAAAAACGCCTACTTTACCCGGCTCTTTTCCATTCCATTCTTTTAAAAGTCTTAGTTTCATCTTTTCATTTTTATCATGAAGTCAATACTTAGCCAATATACCGATAATTCAGCGTTATAAACCTGACTATTACTACTAACATATTTTATTGTTTGAACCTCAACACCCTCAACCGTTCCAACAAATCTGTCCAATCTATTTCTAATTAAATTAGCTAGATTTTGAGTAGTGTCATAATTTTGTGTATATACGTCAATTTGCAAATTTATTTCTTCTAAATTACTTTGTCCATCTTTGTAATCTACGGGAGTGCTATTTGTGGCAGTGTAAACAACAAAAGGATAATCGACATTTTGAGGCGTAATGTCTGGATAAATATTTGTCCCAACAATGGCAGTTATATTTGTTGCCGTCGATAATCTTCCGTATATTAATTTACCTATCATAATTCCCAAAATTTACGAGGATATTCTTTTGCAACCCTTAACGCCTCCTGTGACATTCTTTGAATAACAGCCATTTGGCTAGCCCTTTCAGCTTTGTTCTTAACTTTTAAAACCCATGCTCTAGTACTCCCATAAATCATGTGAGCATAGAATCCATCAGTTTTTGAATCACTATTTAATGTGGCACCTTTACCAGCATCTTTATATAGCGGCCCAATAAGTGAGGTAGCTTTTTTAAGGTTTTTTACATCAGATATAATTTTTATAGACCTCTGAAGGTTTCCCGGCATTATCGTATAAATTAATCCTTTGCCTTTAATAAAATATTTATGTGGTTCCTTAGATTTAGGAATCATGCTTTGATAAGCTTCTAAAGCTATTGGTTCAGCGGCTTTTGCTATTTCTTTTCTTTTTTCAATGGTAATTCTCCACATTAAATTATCAAGCTCCACAACAGCCTCCGCAAGGTTGTAAATGCCAAGTATTTCACCCTTTTTATTTACCTTCCTTTGAGATTGCGCTTGCAACCTCCGAAGCCTGTCTATTCTTGCTAGCTTAATGTACATAATTAAACATTTGCGTAGCTATCAAAATAAAATCCTGTAAAGTCAATAAATCTTTTGTCGTGACTTATTGCTAAGTTTTTTACTTGATAAACTTTACTGTTAAATACTACTCTACTTTCTTCTGTTATACTTGAATTATACCTAATAGTAAATTCAATTACATTTTTAGAAGTGTTTTTTCCTTCGATAACTGTTTCGTTTGAACGAGACAATTTACTATCTACATACGCCCAAATAGTAGCTACGGTACTCCATGTTTCCGTAGCAAAACCAGTTAATGATTTTGACCTTGTAACATTTTGAAGAATAATTCTATCCCTCATTTTTCCGATAACTTCATTCTTATTATACCCAGTCATACTTATGTCGATTTAACATAACATCGGAAGCCGTAGGCATTTTATAAACGCTATCTGTTCTATTCTCGTAAATGCTAGCTATCATTTTTAAAATAGCTATTCTAATATCTGTAGGGCAACTTGTGGCAGCCGTACCAAATCCAGCTACATAAGTAATCGTAACATCATTCAACGAAAGGTAAGTATCTGGAAAATCCTGATCCACAGCTTCACCAATAATACCTCTGTATGTATCAACTTCATATAAATTTTGTGGTAATGTTTGCGTATTCCCATTTTCATCTAAATAAGTAATGGAAGTAACGCTAATAACTGGATAAACTAAAAGTTTAATTACATTTTCGTAGTCCGTAGCAACTTTGTAAGAAGATGGAAATCTTTCTAATCTTTGTACAATCGTTTTATTTAAAGTACTTATATTTTGCCTAGCTTCCACCGCTTCCCTGGCACCTTTTATAATAGTAGTTATAAGAGAGTCATCCGCTGAATCATCAACTTTTAAATAGTTTTTGACTTCGCTTAAAGTCCATAATTCATTAGTCTGATCAACGGTTACTCTCCAAGGTTTCATCTCTTAATAGCTTTTTTTGGTTTGTTGCTACTTGTATTTTCAATGACAAGCTTAGAATCTGTATCTTTTGGCTTGTCATTTACCTCAATAGCTATTTCTAGCTTAATCAATTCCTTTGCAGTTATCTCGTTTAGTTCTGCCTCATCCCCCTGAAAATATCCAAGGGAATGAGGCATACCTGAAGGAGATTTTATAAATCTCACTTTCATTTATTCGTTTTTAGCTACAAAATAAGCCGTGTATCTAGTCGATTGCGTACCAACACCAGTTAACACTAATCTATATTTAGTTCCACCAATATAAGCATCTTCATTAGATTGCACTAAACCATTTACGTTTAATGTGTCCATAGTTGCGACGTTAGAATAATCGGTAGAGCTAGCTGCCTGCAATACTGTAGGCAAAATATAAGTAGTTCCTGACAAGTTAGTAGCTACCACGCTCCAATAACCTTTCCAAGGGCTTAACAAGCTAACAGGAATAGTTATTGTGTCTATTTCAGTGTTGGTGATTGTGTCACTTACTGAATAGCTGTAAAACGTACTAGATGCATCGTCATAATTAGCATCTAAAGTTTTGCTTCGGTCGTTTTTAAATGCCGTCAAACCAATGGCAGCAAAAACAAACAAACCTATTAAAATATTCTTCATTTTATTAAGATTTATATGCCAGTAATATCCGCATCTTTAATTGCGGCAAATGATTTTGCATGACGTACAGCAGCATCCCACCAGCTATTAACTACGATGGTAACTAAGGCGTTTTTAGATGATGAATATGGATCAATAACTACATCCAAACCAGCCCACTGACCAATAAGCATTTCGGCAAAGTTTCCGAAAATTACTGAATGCAAATTAGTACCATTACCTTTAGTTAAATTGTTTGGAACCTGTGTTGAAACATAAGCCCTATACCCATTTAACAAATCAGTTCTAATACCTTGCTGACCAACAGGAGGCGCACCGTCTGACCAAACAAATTGAGCCGTACCAGATGCTTTTTCAGTATTCTTTAAAAATCCTCTTACACCCGGAGTAGTAAGATAGGCTAAAGTACCAAAATCAGCATTATCTGTAGCTAAAGCAGTTTCGAGGTCAATAATGTGCTTATAAGTAAGCGGCCCGCCATCGGTACCAATTGCTACTGAACCGATTCCAGCAGTATTTAAAATACCGTAAAATGGTTGCGTAGAATTATCACCATTAATTAAAGCATAGTCCAATGCTCTGTTAATTGCTTCGCTCAAACGATTCCTTACAAAGTTCTCCACGTCAATAGACGATTGAACCAACAACTGTTTAGAAATATCAGTGAATGCACCTAAACGATTAGGTGACATACTGATTTTATCAAACGTTGGGCTAGTTTCGTCGTTTGCAGAATTTTCTGTTTCCCAAACCGCAGTAGCAGCTGCATCATTTCTAGGAAAATCCAAGTTACCAGTTAATCCAGTAAGTAAAGTGGCACCTGCCTGAATTACCGCTAATCTAGGATCAAGAAAAGGAATCAAGTCACCTAAAATAGTGGGTACAGTGTTACCACCACCAGGTGCGGAGCTTACTGTCATATCTCTTTTTTCACTCCTAACAAACATTTTAGGAACGTAAAGATTTCCAGATGCTGAAATTCCTGCCTGTTTAAATTCTCTTTCGGCTTCCTGGTGCATCTCAAGCTCCAAGCCGTCTAAGCTTTTATTATTAGCTACCAAATTAGCAGCTCTAAGAAAAGAGTAGTTTTTCTTAACTCTTTGCTCGTCGCTAACTTTGTTTTCATTACCCCTAGCTGCAGGAGTAGCCATTCTTTTGGCTTCGGCTTCTAACATCAAATGATTTTCAATATCATTTTCAAGATTAGTAACCTCGTTCCGAATGTTGGTTAATTTCGACCTTTGTTCATCGTTGGCGTTCGCCCCTAATGTTTCAATGGCAGAAATTAAAGATCGCATTTCTTCTATTTTAGCGGAACGCGACTGCTTTAATTCATCAGATTTTAACATACTAATATTTTTTTAAATTGTTCAAAAATTCAACAAACTCTGTGAAATTGCATTCCGCTTTTTCATTTTGCTGAATATGTCTTTCCATGCTTCGTGAAGCTACCGACGTGTTAGGGTTAGCCGGATAAGTTACCGGACTAACATCATAAACTTTATTAATCTTTTTGATTGTTCTTTTGTATCTTCCCTCCATATATTCCCACAAATCACCATCTTCTTTTAAATCAAAAGCAAATGATGATTGATAAATATCACCTCTTTTAATTAAAGTAACAACATCTTTAGCAGCGGAAGTGTCTGGAGGATTAATAGTGTAAACTAATTTATCACCATTTCTTTTAATCTTTAGTGTGTCATTTTTAACGCGACCTAAAACAATATTTTGATCATGGTTAAATAAAGCGGCTGCCTCTGAAAAATCAGCTTCATCAAAAGCGTGTTCATCTATAACTTCGTCAAAACCACCCATATCATAGGGAGAATTTAAAGAAGATGCTGTACCTTGAATTTCATTATTATCAAGGCTCTTATATTCGATGTTAAAATATCTTGTTTCCATTGATTTATTATTTTGCAGCTCCATTGCCATTGTTATCATTTGTTACCTCTTTACTATTCGATGCTAATGGCATACCAAACTTATCTCCACCTTCATAAGGATTAAATCCTTCTAAGTTTCTGATTTCATTTGGTGCAATAGCTCGAATATTATAAAGTTTAGTGTAAAATTCTGCACGTGCCATAACATCACCACGGTAAAGCTCATCCAAATCTAATTTAACGTAATATTTTCCCCAATCCTTTTGAGGAAATAATTTTGTGTTAAATTCGTTTTCTATTCGCTTAGTCCAAGCCCTTAAAGTATATTGAACAAAGATTCTATTAAGAATTTCAATATTAGTAGCTGAAATATTGTTTTGACCTAATAAAAGGAATCCGGGAACACCGGTTAAATTAGAAATATCCTCAATAGTCAACTTTCTTGCATCAATATCGGCTGCATCTAGTTTAGAAGATACTGGTTTAAATTTAAAACCAGCTTGTAAAAATGCTACACCTTGTTGATTATTGGGTCCTGAATATTTATCTGCCCAACCTTTTTTAATTGCGTTTAGTTGATCCTCATTAAGAATCATATCGGTTTCTACGGTACCAGAAAGATTAGTACCTTTAGCATAAACATCATTTCCGTAGTCAATTTCATGTAAAGCCCTAGAAAAAGTCGTTTTACCGGCTTCTATTAAACTTTTACCCCAATAGCCATTATCGCTAAAGGATTTTATATGTAATACTTCCGACTGGGAATAAATTTCATTATTAGATTCTAGCTTATAGTAAAATTCGCCATTAATCTTATACATTTCCCAAGGTTCATCTACCAAACGTAAATCAATTACATTTCCTGCCTGATTTCTATTGGGAATTATAAGAACATTCCCTGACTTCGTAGTCATTGAACCATTTACCGCTTGCCTTACAATAGCTTCGCGAAAACTAAACGTATCGTATTTATTTGACGGTCTATATTTTATTAAGCTATACATTGGATGGTTAATAGCCTCAACTACATTTCCATCCGGTTTAGTTTCGTAAATTGAAAAAGGTAAACTTGCTATTTGTTCCGATAAAATAGATAAAGCCCGAAAGTAGGCAGGTATTGATAAAGAAGTTTCGTGCGATACTCTCCTTTGGTTAGTACCAAAAAGTTCCTGATATAATTTCCAATCTTTAGCGGGACCTAAATTAGAAATTCTACTTCGCTTAATGAATTTTACAATTTTATTTAAAAATTCCATAATGCAAAGATGAATATATTAATTTTATTAAGCAAATAAAAATTTTAGCCAATAATTAGGTTAAAATCTAAATTAATTTTATTTTTTGGGTCAATCGCTTCACCAATAGCCATCGCAGCCGCTACCATTCCATCTATCTTTTCATTTGACTTCCTTTTATCAAATTTTACAAGTCCTGTAGAGTTGATAATTAACGCCACATTAGATAGCATCCATTTTGCAACTGGATCACCATTGTGAAATATCTTTTTACCTGTTATCATTTTCTCAAATTCGCAAATAGGCGTATTCATTTCCGGAAAACTTTGAGGGAATGGCTTAACATTTACGCCTCGTTCCTGTAATGAAATTACTACGTGAGTAGCTCTCCATGGGTCATAGGCTAAACTACGAATATTATATTTTTGATATAATAGGTAAATATCATTAATAATAGCATCATTATCTACTATATTGCCATTCGTTACCTTTATGCTTCCATTTAATGCCCAATCCACATAAGGCACTCCATCCCTTAAACTACGTTCTTTTACATTTTCTTCAGGAATCCAATACTTCCACAATAAAAAGGCTGCTTTACCATCAAATTCTGGAAAGAATAAACAAAAAGCACTAATGTCAACCGTTTGGGCTAAATCCAAACCACCGAAGGCAGGACGTTTTAAAAAAAAGTCATCATTAACCTGCATTTCGCATTCGTTCCACATATTTTCATTTATCCACGTCGCATGAGTATTAGTCCAATAATTTAGGTTCTTAGTCATAAAACCTATTTGCTTTGCAGCTCCTTCATTTATGGCTTTTGTATATTGGTCTTGTAAATAACCCATTCCAATAGTGACATTCATGGAAGGGTTAGATTTTACCCAATTATCGCTATTTTGCCAATCATCTTCTTCATCTAAAGAAAATATTAATGGAAAAACCGCATCATC